GACATCGCTGGTGTTAAAACTATTAACTGCAACAACAACATAAAAATATTCTTGATCTAATATAAGTTCACCGGGATAAATTCCTTTATCCTCATATGAATTAAATGTAGTTTCTGTTACTTGTATAAGTGCATCAAGATCAATTGATGTATCTAGATTCTCAATCTCACTCCTATACACACGGTATGAGGTTGCTCCAGAAACATAATCCCAACCAATCAATATTCTATCGTTATAATCACCATTAGTTGTGTTTACATTTGTTGGTGTTTTTAGTTTCAACCAACCAATATCTGTATTACTGTTTACACTAAATGTTACACCATTTGTAGATCTAACAAAATATTCATGAGTTCTATCGGATGATGAAGTTGTATCATTGAACGAAGTAGTAGTACTTGTTCCTATGATATCATTATCTCTAAAAATTTCATATTTAAAAATTTTATCAGCACCAGTCCATGATAGTACAACTTTATCAGTATATGTACCATTACTTGCAACAAATGAACTTGGAGGATCTATAGGACTTGGTGCAGCAGTAGTTGTAGTAGTTGTGGTTGTGGTAGTTGGTTCAGTATCAATTACTGGTGGTGGAGTTGTTGTAAGACTTGGTTTACGAGTTGTGGTTGGTTTTTTTGTAGTTGTAGTTGTAGTAGTGGTGGTAGTAGTTGTAGTGGTTGTTGTTGGTGGTGCTGTTGTTGTGGTACTACCATAAGGAGGAGGAGTTGTAGTTGTAGTAGTGGTGGTTGTAGTCGGTGCTACTGTAGTGGTAGTAGTTGTGGTTGTAACAGGTGCTGGAGTTGAATTTGGAAATACAATATTATTAACAGATTCTCCCGAATTGTATACACCACTTGATACATCTGGACTTTGTTTATTGAATTCAGGATTACTTGACATTTTTATATTCTCCGCATTATTATGCTATAAATTATATATTAATAATTTTCTTCTTCTATCTCTGTTAAAATATCGTATGGTTGTGATGGATCAACTTGATTTGGTTGTACTAAAACTATTTTATTTCCATTTTGATCAAGTAAATAATCACCGTTAGTGTCGGTGTCATAAACAATAGGTCTAACTCTTATACTTGCATATTTTTTAAACATTTTATTCGCTCTCGTTTATATCGAAGATATTTATATTTACATCTTTGATCAATCCTGCTTCCTTTACTGGTCCATACAGGAATGTTTTTGTTGTAAATTGTAGTTCCCATGTTAAAATTCTAGTATCTTCTGAAAAATTTTGATCATACATTTCGTATGGAATAACTTGATTCAATACGATGGGAATATCGACTCTTTCATCAGAAGTATTTAATATTTTAGGTTTTATAGTTAATGTGAATTCTGGAGTAAAAAATGGTAATATTTGTTCTACTATTTGTAATCCATCATCCATATTTCTAGTGTAAATATAGAGTTCAAAATCTATATTATAGGGAACATCTTCGTAACGATATTGGAACATAATATCTTGATTTGTATCCAATTCTTGTTTCCAACGCTTATTGATTGAATTCTTTTTTCTATCAATATCATAAGTCATATTAGTAATATTAAAAGCCATTCTTGGTAACATAGTCTGAACCATTGTCTTATCAACATCAAGATTTAAGCGATGTAAAAACTTTTCCTTTGGGGAATAAATCAAAGGAACTTTAATTTTTTTAGTAACACCACTTTCAGTTCTATAAACATAAATGTTGTTGAATAGAGTACCAAATGCAGTAACTAATTTTCTGACAGAACTATGATAAAAATGTGTAAACATTAGTACTTACCTTCTGAGAATGGATCTTTCTCTGTAAAATCAATAATATCATCTGCTTCACTTTGTAACTGGGTATTATCATTAATTTCTTTCTTATCCATAATATAATCAACCTTTCCATCACCATTCTCATCAACTTCTTTGACAAGTTCATCTCGAATGTCATCAACTTTACTGAATCCAGTTTGAATATCTTCCATAGAGTACTTATACAACTCACAATCTATTCTAAAAGTATAATAATCACCTTGTTGATACATGGTATCATCATTCTCTACGAATTTTATTTCATACAAATTATCAGATGTCTTTGATAATGGAAGATAAATTATATCTCCTTCAATTGGTCTATTCATTGGATATAGACGACCACCGAGTTCTGGTAATTTTGATGCTTCCTCTCTAAATCGTTTCCTTGAAACAATAAGGGTAACATTGTCTTTAATTTCCATACCAAATTTACTAACAACATCTCTTGTGCCTTCAAATTGTCTGACATTTTTCAAATACATTTCAATTGAAAATGAATTTTTTAATTTTCCAAACTGGTTATCTCCAAAGAGACTATCGACCTTATCTGTGGTTTTAACAATATAGACTACATCTACACCATTCATCTTTATGGTTTCTGCTGCTAAATCTTCTATAAGATTTTGTGTTGGTCTGTAATTATAATTATTAAAGTATGGATTTACTGCCATATTAACCTACAAAAAATTCTGGTGGTAGTTCGAACTTGCTTTGGATTTCGCTTTCTATTTTTTCTATTTCGTTTGTTGCTTCATTGTACATCTGCGAACCATTTAAAGTTATTCCACCCGGTAATTCAACACCAGCAAATTTTGACATATTCAATCCCCACTGTTGTTTAATTAATGCAGTGCAATACTTCTTTAAAGTTCTATCGTTATAGATGTCAGTATATCTTTCCGGATCTAATATTTTATATGCTTCAAACATCATATATTGACCGAGATATGCTTGTTGCCCCCAATCCATATTCACATATATTCTATTTGTAACTCTGCTATATTCTAGTGTCTTTTCTGGAGTTAACATATCCTGCAACATCTGCATATGGCTTCTGGTCATTGAATATGTAATCATGGATTGACTATAGGTATTGGTACGAAGACCGTATAAGTCGTTTAAAGCGATCTGGTATCTTGCATCAAACATACCAGTACCACCAAGAGTATCGTATAATTGGAATACTTTAACAACGGATATGATGCCCTGACCATCTGGATCTAATGCAGGAGCTGCTACAATTTGTGGATTTGTACTTGTATCTTCTAGTGTTGGTTCTGTTAAATTGATATATTTTCTATCCATATCGGTTTTGGTTATTTGTTTTCTCAAATAAACCTTCTCAACACCGTCAAAGTGATAATCAGCAAAAAATTGTAAACCGTCATCTAGACGATCTTCAATTTGAGCATCATCCACATTTATTTGTACTACTGGATATCCTAATTTTCGAAGACAGTAATCTTTTAATGCTTCTCTACTGGCTGGTCTTGCCATAAAAAAATCTCCCCTTTATTTGTTATTTATAAGGGGGAGATTTCTTATTTTTTTGTATTTTTTAACTTATTCTGAGAATAAGAACTGCACTCTAGACATTTCATTGACACTTAACTGTAAAGCGTCAAATTTAGACGATGATAGAGGGTGCCAAGTGACTTCTACCTCAGTATTGAGTAGATCTGAGAACTCTTGTAGGAACTTTTCCTTATTTTCCTCAGAAACGACGGTTTCTTGAGTTTCACTCTTATTTCCATACTTTTCTACCAACTTGATTCTCTGTTCTTCGATTGACTTCATTTCGTCATTTAAAGTCTTGAGCAACTTACTTAATTGGAACGAAACTGATGCAGGAAGTGGGGTTTCCAAAATCTTATTCATTACAGGGACAGAATTATAAATATCAACCAGTTTAACTTTCACTTGTATTCTCCTTTATGTTATAGAAACAAACAATTCAACTTTACCGAACCAGTTTATGGTTTCTTTTGAAGATTGTAACTTCTTTGCCATTATTGTCAAGAGCAAATCTCCATTACTATTTATATGGGCAATCACGATTGGATAATCCTTTGTGTTAAATTTATTTTCTTGTAATGGATTATCTAATGTTGAGAAGTCTGGTTGTAAAACTAAAATATTATTTGCATATTCATTTGTCTTAGTTGTTCTTTGTTGCTTATATGAAATAATATCATCAGAATAATTGATCTTATTTTCTGAACCAAACATTGTTATAGAATCATTCATGTTTTTGTCTTGTGTATAGATCAATGAGAATGAGCCTGGCATATGCTGATAATTATAAACATATTGACCACTATCGGTATTCCAGCGATTAAACCAAGGGGGATTTAATCCATCACTGCCCAATTCATTTGTATCTTTGAATACTGGTGCAGGAGTTGTGGTTGTAGTAGTTGTGGTTGTAGTAGTTGATGTTGTGGTTGGTATTGGGGTAGTTGTTGATGTTGTAGTGGTTGTAGTTGGTGCTGCAGTTGTGGTTGTTGTAGTGGTTGTAGTGGTTGTAGTTGGTGCTGCAGTGGTTGTAGTGGTTGTAGTTGGTGCTGCAGTGGTTGTAGTGGTTGTGGTTGGTGCAGGAGTAG